CTCATTAGAGGACTATCGTTGGCCAGCAGAAGGCCATGTGATGGCTAGACCTCACAGTGCATATGTCTCGTACATCCAAGAGCATTGACTACCATAGTCTGACGAAACGAGAAACTCAAATACAGTTGTATCCATTTCCGTTCTTGAACGTCTAATGGCTGATTCCAATCTCAATTGATCCGCTACGGAGACTCCAAACGCTTCAAAGAAACCTATCCGAAGCTCTGCACTTGGATCAAAAGACTGTATTTCTTTAGCCCAGGATGTTTGGTGATAACTATCCTGCCGATGGTCAATAGCTTCAAATCCAGAAGTCAATTCTAATATTCTTCGAGCATATACTCCCAGAATCGGACACTGAGGCATTTCGGCTAGCAATGACAATGCTTTTGACTTCTGCAATCCAGCGAGGATTGTGTTCGACGCCCCCATGAAGCTTCCCGACCACCCCAGAGATACTAGAGGTTTGTAAGGATCGCGCATGTTCTGACCATCAATAAAGAACATGCCACAGAAGGAAGAAAGACGGGGGTCGGGTAATGGAATCAGTTTGACTATAAACCCGTCATTCTTATACTCTTCGCTCGACAATTCTTGGGATGATACAATAAGAGCATCATCACCTTCAACATGGACTCGCATTTTACAGTGATGTCGATGAGCCAGACGCAATGCTTGCAACAAATTCAAAAGTCCATTAAAAACGGATGTCCACATTTCTCCAGAACAGCGCCTCATCCAGAACTTAATAGTGACCAATCTCCCGAGAGCCACATTTATAAGATTGACGTCACGTGGGGCTCGCGCTATGAGTTCGAACATTGACCACACATACTCCCAGACCATCAGTTCGACTTCACCGAGCATATTAACGAAATGACACTCCCATGCCGAGTAGTCAGACACATATGCATACCACCCAGCTGAGAACTGTGTGCACCGCAATGTATACATCGCCCGCTGCTCCACAGGAACATGCTTGATAAAGTATAGATACCCTTCCTCATCACGTAGACTGAAGACTAATTCCTCGAATTTTGACACCCATGGACCTATATAAACTTTAAATTCATCGTCCCGTGGAATGATGAATCTTGGTGCCTTAAAAGCGACGTAGTCTTCCCGTTTAATGAAGCACTTCAATCCAGTCGAGCTACTGGATATTGGTGAAGTGGCTGAAACTAAGCCGGATTGAAACGCTTTCAGCAATTCTACTTTCCTCTTGAAAGGATAAGGACGTGAACTCAGCCAGCCGGCAAAATCTGGCCGTGTGGTTATCTTCTTCATTCTTGTCTTACAGAACTCAGAGGTAAACTTGAGCAATTCAAGCGCTGATGCCAAGGCAGGAGGATCAACATACCGAAGAATACGAGCTTTAGCAGCCCACATATGATTCAATGGATCAGACGGACATGGCTGCAATGGAGAAAGTCGCATTCTAAGAAAAGGCAACTGTTGCTGAACGAACGTATGTTTTATCTCTTGATGAGGTCGGAGTCTATGCACGGTATGACGGAATCCAAATGGGCAGTGGATACCTGTCGTCCGATACCACTCACGCGGAACATCATCATCGACCATATTGCGCGGCATTACAACCTGCGTTTCAATTTGATCGAAGCGATATCCCTGCATATAGTGGCGATCTAATCCAACAAGTTTTCCACCAGCCCCGGACGCAAC